AGGGACCCGAGAATTGGAGCTCCCATAAAATTCAGGAAGTCCCTATATTTAATTAATTGTTCATTAAGTTACATTAAGTTTGTAACTTTAACTTTCCTGTAGTACTGATTACCAGTAGTCGTAGACGTACCAGCTTGGTCAGCGGTTACAAACGGGTTGTCAACAATTCCATACCGAGTCTTGAAACCAATTTTCGGTTGGAAAGTGTTCTCACCCATTGCACGTACCATCTGCAGCGGAACGTAAGGACAATAAAACATTCCTGCATCATAAGGACTGGTGCCCTTATAACCAACAACATAAAATTGACCAGCGGTTGAGCCATAGTAAGGATCAACAAATACTTTCATACCGTTGAACGTGCCAACATAGGTATTAGCATGAGAATCCCCAGCAACTGGATGTCCAGTTTCGAGCATTCCAGCCATAGCCAATGCAGAAGCGATATCAGCAGAACAGATCATAAAATTACCTCGGCCTCGACGGGTGTCAAAACCAATTTCGTTACGATCGCGTTCAATCTGATACATCAAACCTTTAAATTTCTCAACTGACCATCGGCCGTTAGAGTCAACATCAAGGTTAAAATGACCAGGCGTTGCCGTATTCGTAGCTGCACCATAACGTGCATTTTTATAAACTCTACGAATAATCTCGCGGTTAATTTCATGGAGAATTTCAGTAGAAAGAATATTTGACAATTCTGTCTCTGCATCCAAACCATGAACAGCTTTCAAGTCTTGAGCAAGTTCCGTTGAATACTCGGCTTTGAGGGCACGAGACTTTGCAGTTACGGAAGTTTTGTCAATACTGAATGCCATCTCTTGGAAAATAATTCCACCAGAAGAACCCTGTGCTTCGGCGACTGACGTTTCAACTGCTTCACCAGATGTCCAAGTTCCCTCAAACGGGTTGTTGGTGCCATCTATTGCAACGTGAGCAGGCGTACCATCGTTATCACCAGAGAAAGCTGTGTTGGCTTCGCCATGAAGCGCTTCAGTTCCATCCTGTGTAGAATAAGCTGATTTCATTGCAAAAATCAATCCGGTAGGTCCAGACATAGGCTGAACACCACAGACGTCATAAGCAATCAGATGTGGCATGGCTCGACGAACCAAAGACATCAAAATAGGATCCCAAGCATCAACGTTAGTACCAGACACAGGATGTTGACCTGAGTTAATTGGTGCGGCTTCTGAAAGGAATTGTGCTTGATTCTCAAGTAGTCGTAAAGTTACATCCCGTCTATAGGAATCTTTAATTTCAGGAAGGTCTTTGTGCTCCATTACTGGTGCCCATTTTTCCTTCAAAGTTTCAGATAAATACATTATTGTACTCCTTTAATATTAATTAATTAGTTTATTCTCAATCATTCCATTTTATGATTTAGATAAATTTGAAATAGCACTTAAGATACTATCCATTTTGGGATCACTTGTTCCATCAGCAACTGGATTATTAGTACCGGCTGTTTGCTTATTATCTGTACTGTCTTTCTTGTCTGATTTGAAATAACTATTCTTAATTACATTTAGTTTTTCACGGTACTGTTCATCAGTATCGTAATCAACATCTTCTGCAAGTTCAGTAAATTTTTCAACATCAGTATCAACCATTCCCTGTGAGATATCTCGGAATGCATCTTTAGCTTTATACGAATTAAGTTCTTTCACAGTTTCCATATGCTTCTCTGTTTGCTCGTCAAGTTTAGTTTCCAACTCGGCAACTTCAACAACCAGATTTTCAAATACATCTTCCTTCTCTTCAGGAACATCAATATAATGCTCTTCAAACAACTTCTTCAAACCAGAAATAAAACTCTCGGTGACTTCGTTACGAACACCAGTTTCAACTGCAAGTTTATTTTCTGTCATCCATTCTTTTACGGTATAGCTGAGATAATTGTCTACATTCTCAGTCATTTCAGACTGCATAGATTCAATACGCTCATCTTGTTCTTTCTTAGATTCTTCACGAATCGTTTTGCGGATCTTAGAAATCTTAGACTTAACTGCAGCCTCAAAAATCGTAGCAGCTTTAGCTTTGAATTCTTCAGAAAGCTCTTCATCTTTAACCAATGCAGCAACATCATCAGTAACATCTACTTCGATATCTTCTTTCTTGGTCTTTGCTTTCTTTGATTCTTTTTCTTCGTCCTCTTCCTCTTCGTCTTCCTCGTCTTCGTCACCATCGTCGTGACCGAATTCTTTTTTTGAGTTTTTTACTGGATTTTTTGTCTTTTCCTTCTTCAACGTCGTCTTCGTCTTCGTCATCTTCGTCATCTTCTTCTTTTCTGACGTCTTTAGATTTAGACTTCTTATCAACAGATTTTTTAGTTTCGTCCACATCCTCTTCGTCCTCTTCGTCCTCGTCAGCTTCTTTTTTTACTTTAGCTTTTTTGGCAGCTTCCATTTTAATCTTTTCTTCAATTTCTCCATCATCTAGGGTCTCTTCGTTAGCCATGTTACTTCTCCTTTAACTTTAAG